ATCGTACGCCAGGATGTCATGTTTTTAAAGTCAATAAAAATATGACCCAACAAAAATTAGAAAAATAAAACAGAATAAATTAAGGTGGCCGAACATTGTGTTGACGGAATAAAATAGTTTTATACAATTCAATATCAAATTGATAAGGTAACATAGGAAATATAGGAATGATATTCCTTTTCTCATTTTTAATGACCCAATTAAAATAATATGGTGAAATAGAGTGAACACATATAGCTTCAAATAAAAATGGATCAATCTTAGTAAATTCATTCTTAATTTTAGCATTAGGTTTGTAAATCTCAATCGATGAAGAAGTAAACTCATGATAGAAATCAATACCATCTTTCATATCAATTCTATTTCTTGGGATAAATTTAGTTGTTAACTGTTTATTGTTAATTAGAGTTTGGTAAGTATCAATATCAAAACTTGATAATGAGTCCTTATAATCTCTTATAATGCCACGTAGTAATTTAAATAGAAACTCATTCATATCATCATCACAAGGTGCAGTATTTATATAGTTAATAACTAATGCAAATTGCTCTGCAATAGTTCTCTCACGAGATTGATAAATAAGTTTATCAAAGATTTTATTTGGATTCCAGAATAAACCTTTAGGAGTAAATCTTCTTTTTAAAAAATCAGGGGTTGTATAATCCTCAGAGAAGAAGAAATAACTAGGAAATAGTTTATCATATAATGGATCAAATTGGTAACCTTCTTTATCAGCTATATAATCTAAATTCTTAAGATTTACATTATCTTTAAATAGCACGAGTGCATCATCACCATAAACTTCAATATCCATATATTTCATAAAATCATCACCATAAATTTGTTTACCAATAACAGCCCAACGAATTAAATTCACAATACAGTTTACTGCTGTAACACATGGATGTCCAGAAGGATTTCCACGATTAACTTCAACTACAATACCTGGTGGTATAATAATATTTTTAGTCACTACAGATGAAAGTATAAAGTAAAAGAAACGCATATCTTGCTTTGTTCTAATAGATGGTGTAAATAAGATTAAACAAGCGACAATTAAATATTGTGAGTCAATGGTTGAATCAAATTTTGACCAATCAGCATCTAATACATAATCATATTCATGAATCTTGTTATAAATTTTATTAGCTTTATAACCATTATATTCTCCATTAATATGGTATTTTAATTTATCATCAAATCTAGAGGGAACACATTTCATTATTTTCTGAAATACCCAACCACATAAGTGCGCAACATATTCTTCAGTAACGACAACAACACGAGTACCTAATTCCTTAAAACTAACACCAAGTTCTAATTTACACTCTTTTTCTCTAGCAAAAATGTCCCAAAGTGACATATTACGAATAGGAATCTTTCTAATCAGATCAAAAAGGTACATTGAAATTGATAGAGAAAAATTTATAGTACAACCTTTCTGTCTAGAACTAAGGAAAATATTAGTGATAAAGCCAGGCCAACTCTGTGGATTATAGTTAGTACAATAGGCCATTTCATGCTTATTATTAAAATCTAATTCGGGGATTAAAAACCATTGTTTCGCTAATGAAACAATATCAATTAATTCCTCTACAGTACGTAAATTCTTATCGGGTTTCAAAAATTCACGTAAATGTAATGAGTTTGAATCTGGTGAACCTGATATTACTTGTTTAAAGTTTAAGAATGAATTATTTAAACAACCACGTAAATCTTCATTTAATGAATCAATATTTTCAATCAACAATTTGTTCAAAATGTTATTTTTATATATCAACTTAGATGGACGAAAACCAACGTATCTGGGTAAAAACCCAACAATTCTATTTGTTATATTATCCAACCCATAAAACTCTTTAAAACCAGTAAAATCAACACGCTTAAATTCAAAGTATATTTCTAG